GGCGTGTATGCCACTGACAAGACCATCACTGATCTGCTTTTTGTTGATCGTAATGAAGACAACTTCACCGATGCCTTCACTGTGTTCAACCGCATTCAGGAGAGCGTCATTCGTGGCAAGGCATTCGTCAAGAGCTTGACTAAGGCCACACCTTATGGCTCTATGCGTAAGGCACGACCTGTCAACAGCGTGAAGGAAAACATCCGCATCAATGGCGAGTTGTGGAACATTGCTGAAGAGATGGCGCTGGCCTGATGAAACCAGCGTACCTTGTGACACACCGAGGGCAGTGGCGCTATCTGCCACCCATACAGGCAGTCAACGATGGTGTTGTCGAGCGCTGTATGCTTGGCACTGATGACGCTGCTGCCTTCGCCTATGCTGCTGCCAGCAATGCTAAGCTTGAGGCATGGCGGCAGCACCGCAAGCATGTCAAGAGCATGAGTGCTGACAGCAACATTGGATTGCTTGTTGAAAACTATTTAGCAAGTGATGTATTCAAAGCGTTAGCACCACTGACAAGGCAGGGATATGCTCTTGCCTTCACCCACTGGCAGGACAATGGCATTGTCGGTGGTAGAAGGCTTGACAAGATCAAGGTGTCGGGTCTTGATGCTATGACTTGCCAGAAGATTTATGATATGATGGCAAGGGTGTCTGTCAGCAATGCCAATGGTTGCCTTGCTGTGTGGCGTTTATTGTTTAGCTATGCCATACGCAATGGCTACTGCCAATACAATCCTTTCAAAGCTGTAAAGAAACAAACAACAAAGCCAAGGCGTGTCACATGGGAGCGTGAACATGTCAGGGCATTCTTGAATGTGGCGTACAGCAATTGGAAGACCCGTAGCATAGGGCTTATCATTCACATGGCCTATGAGCTAGCGCAGCGTTCCACTGACATGCGCTTGATCAAGTGGGCAGACTATGACGCAGCTAAGGGTGTGCTGGTGGTGGTGCAAAGCAAGCGTGGTAGCAGGGTTGAGTTGCCTGTTAGCAAGGGCTTACAGCAAATGCTTGAGCAGCAAGCTAAAGATTTTAATTGGCAAGCATACATTGCTCCGTCACTCAAGCGTGATGGTAAGCAGGGGTTGCTACCATACAATCTTCACAGCTTTAACAAAGCAGCAACAGCATTGATGGAGCAGTCCGATTTGCCAAAGCATCTCACTGTGCGTGACTTACGCCGCACTGCTGTCACTGAAATGATTGAAGAGGGTGTACCGCTACCATCTATCAGTGCCATGACAGGGCATGCCAGCCTGACTAGTCTTACTCCTTATGTAAGACACACATTGCGTGGTGCTATGAATGCACAGGCAATGAGAAACTATCCAGAATATTTAATGGAAGAACCGTCATGAATATTGGTAACATGTTTGCCATTGGTATATGGGCAGTTGCATTAATAATCATTGCGCTGTCTGTATTTTCTTGTTTGCTTTTATGGGGGAAACTAGTATGAGTTTTTATAATTTATTCAATCGTATTTTTGGTACTGCTTCTAACAAGCTGGTGCGTACAGATGCTCCTGACACAAGTCATCAGTCTGCGAATGCTGTTGACTCAGTTAAGCTTGAGCAATTGGTGTATGAAACAATTAAAAAGTTTGGTGATGGAGGATGTATTAGCGATCAGGTGAGGGCTATGCATCCAACATATCCCTACTCATCAATCACCGCACGATATCGAGCATTGCTTGACAAAGGTTTCATTGTTGATACCGGAGAGCGTAGGAAGGGGAAGTCAGGTAAGTCACAGCGAGTTCTTATAGCAGCAAGGGTGGAAGCATGAAGATCACCAAAGACTTCACCCGCAAGGACGGAGTACGCACTGTCACTGTGCAGCTTGCTGCTGGTGAGAGACTCATGGCATTCGAAGAGGACAGCTATTATCAACTTGGTGGGCAGCTTGACGATGTTGTGGGTGGGTACTGCATCATTGGCAGTCCGCGTGTGGTGTGGTGTTCGATTGAACAGAAGTGGGTGGACGCATGAACAAAATAGACAAAGCACTTGCATTGCAGTGCCGCCTAATCACAAATGAAATGCGTGGTATTTATCCAGATACTTTGCAGGATTTTGCTGATCTAGTCCGCGCTGATGAGCGTAATGCAATCTACGATCAGTGGCACTCCTGTGTCATGGCTGACCTTGAGAACGGGGTGAAGTGGTTGAATGAAAAGGCTGCTGCTGAATGGCACAAAAACTATCCAGCGCAGAGCAATTTGTTTCCAGCATGGATTGAATCAAGGGGCAGCAGATGAAATTATACAAGCACAGCAATGGTAAAATACAATGGTATCCAGAAACAATTCCCAAAGGATGGTATGTTCAGCTAGACCCAAATACATTTGATGTTATGTGGTGTAGGCATTAGACTAGGAGTTAAAATGAAAGTAACAATTGGTAAATATAAAAACTGGTTTGGTCCTTATCAACTAGCTCAGGCTCTTTGCTTTTGGATGAAGGATGACACCGATTATGTACACAAGTTTGGTGAGTGGTTGGCACATGGCAGTGTGCGTCCTGCACCAAAGAAAGGTGACACGATTGTGTTGAGGGATGATCGACCCATGACAATGCTGTATAAGTTTTTAACTTGGATACACACCTTTCGCAATCAAAAGATTAGTGTACACATTGATAAGTGGGATACATGGAGCATGGACAACACACTTGCCCACATCGTACTGCCTATGCTCAAGCAGCTAGAGGCAAGTAAACATGGTGCGCCTCATGTTGATGACAAGGATGTACCAGCTGAGTTGAGATCAACAGCTGCACCACCCAAAGAAAATGAATATTGTGTTGATGATAATCATTTCAAACGATGGGATTGGGTGATGGGGGAAATGATCTTTGCTTTTGAAAGTCAATTCAATGATTGGGAAGAACGGTTTCATACTGGCACTCATGACATAGGCTGGATTCACAATGACAGTGGAGTGTATCAAATGATTACAGGTGACAAGGACACATACAAGTATGACATGAAAGGTGCTGCTGCTTATCAGAAGCGGATATCAAATGGATATAAATTGTTCGGTAAATATTATGAAAACTTATGGGATTAATATGACTAAGCTTACAGGTGCTGCCCTTGACCGAGCGGTAGCCAATACGATGGGGCTTAAAAGCGTACACAATTGTGAAGGTTGGATAAGGCAGGAACAGCTATGCAAGTATGGCAATGAAGTGCAGAGTTGCACCAGCAGTCCAATGGATTGCCAGTGCTGCCATGATGCTCTTACTGATATGGCAGAGGAGAAGAACACATGACTAAAGACGAAGCACTACAGATGTGTCTTGAGTACATTGAAACAAATGCACATGAGCGTAGGCATGTTCGATGGGCGATTAAAGATGCCTTGGCACAGCCAGAGCAGGAATCGACAAATTGGCATGTGATAGATCCGACAGGCAATGTTGTTGCCACTGAAAAAGATGCAATTCATGGATGGGCGCGGCTTGGAGGATTTAAGCCTACGCTAGAGGTTTTACTTGCACACCATGAAAGCGGTTGGCGAGTTGTTCCTGCCCCACCCCTGCCAGTGCAGCCAGAGCGCCAGCCGCTGACGGATGAGGAGATTGCAGAGGTTGCAGAACGCATGGAAGCAACAGACGCGACAAGTAGTTTCTGGCGTGAATTTGCCCGCGCCATCGAAGCTAAACTTAAGGAGAAAAACACATGAGTGCATGGCTTATCGCCGTTATCGGCGTGGTATATTTAGTGGTTGCTGTTGATTTAATTATCAAAGGCAACATGGGATTGGGCATAGCTTTCGTTGGCTACAGCATAGGTAATGTAGGCTTATTTATTGCAGCAAGGAATGTAACATGAACATCGACACCATATTGATTCAAGAACTTCAACTCATCCATGAGACAGCATGTATCTCTGAGCATCCTGATGACATAGAATATATGAACACTGTGAAGGCGGCAGCTGAAGTATTGCTTCGCTATAGCATGACACCTAATCAGATAAAGAGTTACTTCGATGAGTTTTAAAATCAGCAGTGATGGCTCAGCTGCTGTTGACCCTGAGTATTATTGGATTGAGATTGACAGCATAACACCCCGTGGTGTTAAGCTTCAACTCCTAAGCATCAGTGGTGTTGCCACCTATGGTAACTACACTGGTGATACCTTCTGGACGCATTGGGCGCCCCTACCTAAACGAAAGAAACCAAATGACATTGAATAAGTGGATGATTAAATATAGCTCTGGTGCATATGTAACACCAGCCAATGGTGATATTCCTTACATCTTCAACACAAGGCGTGAAGCTTTGCATGAGTCTGGTAAATACTTTGATGCTGCACCATGTGCTGTCACTTTTAGCATTGAGGAAGAAGCTGTGCCACAGCAAACACTTACACTGAAGAAGCGTAGCATTGATTAGTAAATAGCATGGCATTCATAAAGACACATACCCGATGCGAGAAATGTGGCAGCAGTGATGGCTGTGCTATCAATAATGATAGATCAACCTACTGTTTTGTTTGCTCTGTATATACACCACCAGATTTAGAAAAGGAACATGATGTGATTGATGTAGATGTAAAAGTTCCAGATATGAGTTTCCTTAAGCAATACAATAAGGGCACATCTGTATCTGTACTCGATAGGCGGCTTACCAAAACAACAATGGAACGCTTCGGTGTTGTTCGTGATGAGGACAAGTATTACTTTCCCTACTACGACAAAGACCTACAGCTTGTAGCTGCTAAGGTTAGAGGTGTGAAGGACAAGACCTTCGTTGCCAGTGGTGCATGGTCTAAGGGTACGCTGTTCGGACAGAACCTTTTCCCCACTGGTGGCAAGTACATCACCATTGTAGAGGGTGAGTTTGATGCACTGGCTGCATACCAAATGACAGGTAGCAAATGGCCTGTCGTTAGCATCCGCAATGGTGCAGCATCGGCTGTGAAAGACTGTCGTGCCAACTACGAATACTTGAACAGCTTCGACACCATTGTCGTTTGCTTTGATGGTGATGCTGCTGGTATCAAGGCCAGCAAAGAAGTGGCTGAGCTTTTCGGTAGCAAGTGCAAGGTGTTCAAGCCTGTTGCTGATCACAAGGATGCGTGTGATTGGCTTGCTGAAAGCAAGGAAGCAGCATTCGTTGATCGCTGGTGGAAGGCTGAGTCCTTTGTACCTGATGGCATCGTAGCTGGCAGTACGCTGTGGGATGTTGTGTGTACACCAATGGCACCAGCCGATTGCAACTACCCGTGGGCAGGGTTGAACGAGATCACCTATGGCATCCGCTTCGGTGAGCTTGTCACTGTCACTGCTGGCAGTGGCTTAGGTAAGAGTCAGGTGCTGCGTGAGGTGGTGTGGCATCTGTTGCAGAAGACTAAGGACAACATAGGTCTGATGTTCCTTGAGGAGAGTGTTCGCAAGACAGCACTGTCGATGATGAGCTTGGCAGCTAACGCACCATTGCATCTACCTGATGCTGTTGTCTCCAATGAAGAGCGTGAGCGAGCCTTTGCTGAAACACTTGGCACAGATCGGCTGTTCTTGTTTGATCACTTTGGCAGCACATCAATTGAGAACATTGTCAATCGTGTACGCTACATGGCAAAGGGCATGGGATGCAAGTATGTATTCCTTGATCACCTGTCCATCATTGTGTCAGCACAAGACAATGGTGATGAGCGCAAAGCCATTGATGAAATTATGACGAAGCTGCGTATGCTGGTACAAGAAACCAACATTGCCTTGATCATTGTCAGTCATTTGAAACGACCATCTGATAAGGGTCATGAAGAGGGTGCGCTTACATCACTGTCACAGCTTCGTGGCTCTGCCGCAATTGCTCAGCTGTCAGACATGGTGATTGGTCTTGAGCGTAATGGACAATCAGAAGATGAAGTGGAACGCAACACCACTAAGGTTAGAGTGTTGAAGAACCGCTACAGTGGACAGACCGGACCAGCCTGTCATTTGCATTACAACAAGCACACTGGTAGAATGTTGGAAGTTGAACCTGAACCTGATGGAGAATTGTTATGAGAAAAGACGTTGAAAAGATTACTAATTATTATAATTCTAGATACTACCAATTTAGAATGCTTGAGAGGGCAGTTGATTACTTTAAAACTAAACCCAGTAACGCAGATAGTTATACATGGGCGCATCTATTTGAATACGCTCTTTGTAAAGAAGAAGCTGACAAGATGTTTGATCTTCTTGATGACAAGACGATTGATATGTTAGCTGGATTTAAAGTAAGTTTTGTTATTGGTATTGCAGATGAGCAAGGGTAGTGTTGAAGATTTCAAACTGTCGGTAGATGTTAATAAGTACTTACCAAATGCAACATTAAGGAATGAACATGAGCGAGATAGAAATCTATTGGCAAGCGATAAGAAAGAAGAGTCCTAGACCTTTACCAGAGTTTAAGAACTTGCATATTAGTCACCAGCATATGATTATTCAAAGCGTCAACTTGTTGTTGGCTGTCATCAATGGTGCATCTAATGACATGGCTTGATCGAACCCTGATAAGGGGTGACTTCCTTTGTCTGTGTACAACAGAGGCTGAATTTGTAAAAGAACTCAGGCGAACAAAGGTGCCAACCCCGTGGCCTAAGTGGATTGACGATGACGCTCTTGCCATGACACACTATGTTGTCACAGCAAAAGGAAACAG